TAGGTATTTTAGTAAGGTCAATACTTGTAGCTATTATACTCGCCATATTAATAAGTATTTAATTGGTTAAACATTCTCGACATCTGTGCTTTTGTTGCACCAGTCGTTCTTCTTAAATTATCAACAGCTTTTACATGTGATTGATTAGTGTAAAAGTTGTTAACGCTTGTGTTAATGCCTGAAACATCACACGTTCTTTTTCTTGTTCTTGCCATAAAATTAATAATTAAAGTGTTTTGCTTATGAAATATTGTTTCGGATTAAAATCCTTAGTTTTAAAGAACAGCTCATAAGCATCTTCTGCTCTTAAAACTTTGTCTTCGCCAGATCTATAAAATTCATCTGAACAGTCAAATACACCTAATTGATGTGTTGTTTTATCTATTACTACAAATATCATTTCGTAACCAAACAACTTTCTATATATGTATGCTTGACTGTCGTAATTATAACGATATGCTGAGCTTTTAAATTTATTAATATCAGCAGTAGTCTTAATATCTACGACAAATTTATCATCATGGTTTATTACATCGGCTTTACCTTTCCACGTATACCTAAATAATTTACTTACACCTGGAACTTCGTATTCAGTATTTGTAGAGTTTATTAATCCATTACAAACTTGATTGTTCATAAGCTTGTCTTTCATTAACTCTATTGCATCTACTTCATGTTGTAATAAACATAATTCACCACCTGACATTTCTTTGTAAACCTTAGTGTTTCTAGTTGACGAAGGTATTACTTGGTATTTTTTAAGCTTGTTCGGCTCTAAAATAGCAGTATGAAAATATCCACCGACTAGAAATGCAGCTGAAGGTTTACTTGGTAATCCAAACGCTAGCGGGTTTTTTAGTAAAGTGCTAATGTCTGAATTACTCAGGTATTGTTTACCAAAGTCACCATAATAATGATTATCATCTTTTAGTTTCTTTAGTATCTTTTGTTTTTCCATTTTACAATGTTGTTAGTGCTTTCTCTTGTTCTGGAGTTAGCTGATACTTCTTTTTGATAGTATCTATTTTACCACCTGATTTAACATAATCTACAGCTTTATTAATATCCTGTAGTTTGTCTTTACCATGAGTATTAGTAGCATCACTATCTTTAGTATCATCGATTAAAAATAAGTTACCCAAAGCATATTTTTTCCCGTAAGAACTAGCACTACCAAACTGCTGAGGCGTTTGCATACCTTTCTGATTTAAGTCTACTCCAACTATAGCTGAGGTAGATAATGTCATACCTTTCTCATCATGTATAGTTGCTTTAGTTTTAATCACAGGTACTGGACCTTCAACGATTAATTTTTCGTCAACAGTTACGGTAACACCGTACTTCAATAAATAGGGCTTGATTGCTTCGAGAATATCTTCGGCACTACGAAAGTAATATTTGCCGAAGGAGTTAAATCTACTTTTCTTCGATTTAAACTCAGTCTGGATATTAGCCAGCTTTTGCTGTAAAGTCATATTCAATTTAATTTTAGTCTATATATATTATTACACATTAGTGTTCACCATTTAAATGATTTTTCACTACTTAACCTACAGATAATCAAGCACTTGCGAGTGATCAACATTATCTATAAGCTTTTTAACAGCTTGCTTTTTTAGCTGTGATATTCTAACATAAGCACTGCTTCCTTGTATGTTTAATTCTTGAGCTATTTCTTTAGCTTGCATTTTATCACAGTCTAAACCATAGCTCATTCTAAGAACTTCATACTCTTTATTATCAAGATACTTTTTCATTAAACCTTTTAAATATATGTTTAATAAATTCATATTATAAGGTTCTGATTTATCAGGTATTTGATAAACCATATTTTCATCTTGACTTGGTTTTTCATCTATACTTAAAAATATAGAATTAAAAAACATTTCTACCATCTTTTTATCTTTACCAAAATTTCTACGTATTTCATTAAGCTTGTGTTCAGGTATTCTCATGTCACCACGATTAATATCTATTGCTCTACGTATTTGACCTTTTATTCTTTTAGATAAAAAAGATTTAATTGTTTTTTCTTGATCTTCAGATTCCTTTAATACTTCGTAATCTATACGATCTACTGCTTTAGTCAAACCTGAATTACCTTCTTGTATTAAATCCATAATGGTCATAACACCAGATGCTTGCTGACTAGTAGAAAATTTTCTAGCTAGATTTTCAACAAGCGGTAAAAAACAAGTTATCATTTGTTTTCTATTGTAAACAGTATAATCACCATTTTCTATTTTAGGTAAATTAAAAATGGCTTGCTCGACATCTTTCTTGTATCGAATATAATTCTGTATATTATACTTCTTCATTTAATATTTGTTTTTCTTGTTTAAGTTTATCACACATATGGCGATGTACTGTTCTTGTAGAGCAATTAAGTAAACCAGCAATACGACTAATTGTAATTTTCTTACCCCAGTCATTTAAGTCTAACATAGTTTGATATATCATTTCTTTATCTATGCTTGATCTACCTATTAATTTACCTACAATTTTTAATTTACCACTCAAGTCTAAACCTGAGTAAGGTTTAAATACTACTTTGCGTAGCTTGTTTGCAGGTGGATCACCACCTTGCATTAACACATCTCCAATCATGTCTTCTAGTAATTTATTCTTAATAAAGAAGGTAACAAAACCATTTTCTTTATTAGCTATAAATCTAGCTACAGTTACAAAATCAGAGTTTATTATATTATCCATGTTAAGATAATATAACACAAGCATGTGCCACTTTAATGATTTGTATGTAGTTATCTTAGCCTTGGTATTAAACAAGTGATAACATTGATACGTACCATTTTCGTAGTATTTATATTGTTTAGTTTCAATAGTAGGCACATCAGTATCAGGATCTTTCCTATATACGATGCGTCTATCATTTAACCATTTTAAATTTCTATCTTGTGACATTAGCCTATTACTATTTATATCTTAATCCCAATTGTCATATTCTAATAATTCTATTTTGACATCATACCACTTACCTAAAGTAATGTGGTTATCGACTAATAAGTCGATTGCCATTTTATATCTTTTATTCATTCTGTCTTGCACTGTCCATATACCATCAAAATCACCTGTTCCGGTAATTCGAACTTTTGCGCCAAATACAAATCCCATTGCTTCTAAATCTCTACTTACAGCTATCCACCTGTGGTCACCAGGACAACAAGGGTCAATATAAGCACCTGAAGCTGTTATAAATGGCGTGTCATCAGTTTGTGCTGGCACTGCGTTGTATATTGTCGCAGTAACCAAAATTATTTTTAATATATTCATAATCATATAATTTTTCTTTTTGTATATTACATATATGAGATTTATCATATACGTAGTATAACCAGTATGCGTGTATAGCACAATTGCGCTTAAACTCATTTGGCATAGCCTGTGGTGGTTGACTGAAGCCAACATTAAATATACCGCCTGGATATCTAGCTAAAACATCTTTACACTTAGTTATTGTCAGATGTTCTTTACCATATCGTTTAGTATATTCTTCGCCAAGAGCTATCATATGATGATATAACCATAAATAATGAGGTGCTGACTGTCTAACCCATATAGTTGAAGGGTGATTTTTGTGAGCAACTTTATAAGGTATATCATCTGAGTTACATGGGTCTAGTAAATGATGAGCTGTACAAAGCATTTGGGCTGATTCTAAGATCATTTTAACCACATGTTTATTATATTGTAGCTGTGCAGCTTTTACTGGATCCTTATCTAAATAAAATATATTCATTTATATCTTTTGTTATCTAGTCTATTATAATGTTTGTCTAATAAGAGGTTTGCTACCTCTTCTGATATTAAGTTGTCGTTGTATAGTTGCCATATTAATTTACTCATAATTTCTTATACATTTAAATAGCGGGTGTCTGTATGAACCTGCTTGTGTTCGTTGAAAATAAGTAAAGGTTGCACGCTTGCCAATATAAGAATCAATATTCTTGAGCATACTAGCTAAATCCTTGTAGTTGTATCCACGTCCGGGTGGACAACCGAACTCAACACCTTCGTCATCTAGCATTATGAACTTGCCTAACGTGCCTGTCCTTTTACCTTTACCTATTTCATAACCTATGATAGTTGCTTCAGTATCGCTGAAGTCTTTGAACTTCATTAGATCGTAAGACCTACCGTGTTTGTATAGACCGTCGAGCCTGATAATAGAGCCTTCGTAGCCTTCACTAAGATATGCTGCGTGGAAGTCTCTAGCTGCTTCGTAGCTGTGAACAGGATCAGCGTGAACATACTTGATCTGAGCATCATAGATGTTAGAACAAATAAGCTGATCTCGTCTAGTATCATATGAATCATACATTACTCCATCGAAGTAATCGTACACATGAAACTGTACTAGATGTTGAGCATCAAGCCTGTCGTCTGCAGTAGGTTTTTGCTTACGAACTAATGATATAATCTTTTCAAAATCACGTTTTAGTTTGTGATTATATAATTCACCGTCAAGTACAACATCAGGTTGATCTTTGAAAAACGGTATAAGTGCTAACTCAATATGAGCTAGATTCATAAATTTTTTACCGGTACGAGAATATGCACCGTCTTTTGTAAATAAGCATCGAACACCGTCGAGCTTAGGTTGTATGTACACAGGTTGTGACCAGTCAACACGACTGTCATCGAACTTGTGTGCTAGCATAGGTTTTAATGTCATAGGTTGTTAAGTTTGTCTTGTATTATTTCTAATCTTCTTTTTATTATTGCTGCCTTCATAAACTCTTCTTTATCTTCATACATGTGAAGTAAGGTTGTTAATCTAGCTAGTTCAGCTACCAAAAACTCTTCTTCAGTTTCTCTGAACGGCATATAGCCTTTCATTATATCGGCTATACTTAGAGGTGTTTCTAGCTGATGATATTCTTGTTTAAACTTCCACAGCATTTTTTTAATTACTGCGTCGGTAATCATATCAATTGTTGCATCATTTATATTATCCAAATCCATACGTATTTAGTTTGTAATACTTGAAGTTAATATATCTATTATTTTAGTTGCGTTTGAATGTGATAACTGAACCTTGCTTGATGAAAAGTTTTTATCACTTCTTACTTCGCCATTAGCAAAATCAGTATATTCCATATCATCTTTATACGTTTCTATTATTTTATCAGGTGTTGATACAAATACGTTTCTACTACTATAATTATCATAACAGCTAATCCATATATCTTCTTTACCTGTAAATATAATATAAGTATAGTGATGATCTATATGAGCAGGGTCTGCATATAAGTAGCAACTGTCATAGTACATATCGTGTACTAGCTTTGCAGCTATAGCACTACCGTCTTGTCTAGCATTAGCTTTACACCAATTTGCTATTTGTACACCTTGCCATTCAGGATAACCATCGTGATGTAAATACATATTTACATAGCTTTTGTCAGTAAACCAAGCAGGATTTTCTGCAAAACCTAGCTCAGTATCTTCTGCGTGTCGTCTATCTACGACCATTGTTAAGTTTCTTGTTGCCATATTTTATAAATTATCTCGTTCTACAAATAATGCATAGCCAAGCTTTGCATAGTTAATTATATCACCGAACCTACTAATCATAGGTTCTGCTTTATTTAGATCGTGGTTGCTAGCGTGAGCAGCAACTGAGCTAACCTGCTTATCAAAATAAGCATACCATACTACTAACGGATCTACACCTAGCTTTTTAGCTGTAGATTTAAAGTTGTTAAGTACATCACTATCCTGCATTGTATATTCAGGACCTTTCTTGTTCATTGTTTCTTGCGCGTACGAGTCTAGCTCATGTACTAACGCATTAAAATTTTCTGTCGTCATATTTAGTCTAATAGTATTAAATAAGCTCTAGCGTTGGCTTTTCTAAACCAGTCTAATGCTTTTCTCATTTCATTGCTAAGTCTAGCAACGTCTGGATGTAGTATATCATCATTATAAGTTACTGATATAGTATATTCAGCACCTTTAATAAAATCATACATCGCTAATTCATTGGGTGTTAGTATTGCTTGGTTACCTGTAAAAGGGTTGCTAACAAGATCACCTTCTTTGTATACGACACCTTTAAACCACTTTGGTAATTCAGTGTCATTTATTTTAATTGTTTTCTTCGTCTTCATAATAATCTTCTGAGTCTAATAACTCATCTTTTTTATCGTTAAACTTATCTTCGTATATGTCTGTCCACCATTGTTCTAGTTCATGATTAAACTCCCACTCCATATCTGACCATAAATTAGGGTCTATCCATACATCACCACCTGATGTTAACTGGCCAATAGCTTGTTCTGACCACTCACTGTGATCTTCATAGTAATAGCCATCTTGTGACACATAAGGTTTTTCTTCGTGTGTACACCAGTATATATCATAGCTATCAGCTGTTGATTCGCTGTATATTTTTAGTTTGTGTTTATCATCACACCAGTCAGTTGTGGTGTCTAGTTTGCCGCCATATTCCGTATCGATATATTCAAGAAGCCAAGGCGCATCTGGTTCTTCCATTATACCATCGTCGACTAATGCGTCGGTGATAATATCGTCTGTTAGTAACTCTGCCATTATTCTTCTATTAGCATTCTGCCGCCGTACATAATATCTTTGGCTGTTACATCACTTGTATAAAGACCTGAGTAAGACATTAGGTCACTAATATCTCTTAGAGATAAGTCATGCCATAATGTAGAGCTCATGAGTTTATACTTTAGTCTCTTAGCGCTGTCATATTTTCTAGCACTATCTTGCAACTCAGATTTTAGTTTAGGTTGCAATAAGTCATAAATTGATTTAATTTTACTCATGTTATTATATTTAATTGTTTATATTAATATCCAACTGTCATCGTATTTATATTGTAACAGTATATTAAGGGTGGTATTGTGCACATACCCACGCTTTCTGGGGAATATACTCCTTGGAGTTCAGATTACTTCTATATTCCGTCCTTCGTGTTTTACCCTGTTAGAGAACATGGTGGGATTCGAACCCACACTTTAGTACCGTAGCATGTTCTACCATAATTATTACTTGTCACTACGACTGGCTTTGTACAACTGATACCTCAAGGAAGCCAAGGCGTCGATTTACTGTTAGAGTAATAAATTAGTGGACGTGGCAGGAGTCGAACCTGCGTTTCAATCAACTTGCGTTTTATACTACTGGAGATTTCGTAAGACGTCTATCCCAAACCTCACAAGTTGTATTGACTTACCATATCACGCCCATACTCTCTTGTTTTCAACACTAAGCTTACAGTGTATTCCCGAGAGTTATATCTTTGTCACTTGTTACCATCCACTCACAGTCATTTACTTTGTGACCTGCGCCGTATAAAAACGCTTCACAAGACTCTGAGTCAGGATTCCATTTATTTTCTTCGTTACATAACGAGCTAATGTCATATCTATATACTTTACCGTCTGTAAAATCTAGTAAGAATATGTATTTAGCTTGATAGCTACCTGTGCTTCTTAACCCACTGTAGTTACAAGTATTTTCTTCTTGCATTTCATGCCATGCTTTTACTGAATCACTCATCGTAGTATTTATTAGTATTTACATCAAAAGCATTTGCGACATGACGAGCAACAGTTCTAGCCATATAACTATGAGCTTCGTCTATTATTGTGCCCTCACTGTTAGGGGGTAGAAACTGATCTACTTGCCAGTCGCATTGCTTATTGATTTGTTTTGTTATATCTTCTGCTATTTCTTTAGCTACTATATGTATTTGTTTGTTTACTCCCATAGTATTATCTTAAACATGTACCATAACCTCGGCGTGCGGTTGACTTACGTATACGTTTCGCCTGACTCTTCGGCATTATCTGGATGGTATTGCCGGTTTTATGGTATGTGATTTGCACACAACCATATGGTTCAGTGGTTGAACAGTTGACGCAAGAGGTATACCCTAGGGCCAACCGCGCTGGAGGTATTATATTTTTACATTTACATTTTGTCATACGATATTATTATCCAACTTTATTCGTATTTTGTTTGTAATTCTTTAGATAGTATTCTAACATATAGTTTAATCTAGCAAGATTTGACCATATTTTAGCTCTTGCTTTACCTATATATTTTCTAGTTTCTAGCTTACCATCAATTAAAAACGTAGTTCTTTGCTCTTGATTATAAGTTTTATTTATTTGATATGGCGAATAAGTACCATTTTGTTTTCTTACATAACCTGATTTAAAGCAAGCTAATCTTAATCTTGGTGTATCTTTCCACTTAATTCCTTTCGTTTTCATCCACCTTTTGTAATACTCATTAGTATTAGCGTATGTAGATGTAGGAAATTCAAACTCTCTCGTACCATTTATTGCTTGTCTTTGCGTGGTTACTTCTTTAATATTATACTTAATTAGCAATTGTCTTACAAATGCGTTCTCAAGTGCTTCTTGTTCTAATTGATATTGTGTCATAGTTATTAATTTAGTTGCGGGAGTAGGAGTCGAACCTACGACCTCGAGGTTATGAGCCTCGCGAGCTACCACCTGCTCTATCCCGCCATTTTTTGCATCCACTCCCAGTCTTTTTGAAACATACCTTCGGGTGCATATTTGTTATACAAATCTACTAGTTCTTTAGTCCAACCACCTTGTGATTCAACTTTATCCTCAATAATATCTCGCTCTCTTCTGCCAGATTCATAGTATCTACTGTCATCACTCATCATATAAGTGTGGTCGTGATGCTTGAACATTTCTTCAAGTGTTAAATCGTCAAAGTATCTTTGTTTAGGCATAAGTTCTATTGTTTATTTTAGTAAATTTATTAAATGATTTGTAGCATTTGTCGCCTTCATCATAGTATTTAGTGTTGTTAGTGCTTTGTAGTACTTCTGTTTTACCATTTGCGTATGTTAGTACAGCATATTGTGGTTTGAAAAAGTTACTAGCATTAGCGCCATGAAATTTTATCTTGTTCATAATCATATTTTATTATATTATCCAACTATATTCGTATTACGTTTGTATGTTTCTTTGTTATATCTATCCCACCATTCATCTTCTATCATTAGAATTTGTTGTTTAGTAAGTTTTAGTATAGTTTTATGTGTATATTTTCTAGAGTGTGCCATAGTAAACGTCAGTATATTCTTCAATTGTTACCCACTTTCCTAAATCGTTTGAGTAAATCATACCATCTATCACGTGCTCGTCTGCAAATGACCATAGTTTTTCGTGTGTATGTTTTCTAGTATTGCTCATGAACTATCTTATTTACGTGAGACTTTTGCTCACTGGTTAGTAAATTGTAGTGCTTACCATATATTCTGAACCCTACTTTTAATTTATATGTATTTATATGTGCCATAATATTTAATTTAGCATGGGCAGAATACCCATAGTGAAACATATAGTGCGTAGAATATGAACGCTACGAACATAAATTCTACGACTATTTTAATTAACTCTTTCATTAGTAGCAAATTCCACAGTTAAAGTTTGCATTAGCTGCTCCACCTGTCGCTATCATGAATATCATAAAGCCGATACCAGTTACAGCTAGTGTTCCTAATCCCACCGCAACAGTATCAAGTAGTATATGTAGTGGATGAGTATTTGTTACGTATTTATACGCTTTGTTATAATGAAATTTAATCATAGTTATTATATTTAATTGTTAGTACTAGTGCGTGTAATCGAAACACACCTCTGCTCCAAGACTAGTTATTCAACTGTATTTATACTCGAGAGAACTTTGAACGCCGAGTTGTAAAAAGTTAGATTATACTAACTCTTTACCTCTAAGCACTACTGGTATATTATTAGTAGCAGTGTATGACTTATACTTTAACCAACATGGTAGTTTAGTAAGTGTATCTTTCATTATTGAAAATACTTTGTCATGATTGTAAACTATCTTGTCACCTTTTTTGTTTGTGAATTCTATAGTTTGATTTTTACCGACTAGTGATTGTCTCACGACAAATCTTTTTGAAATTAAGTTACTCATAGTTATTTATATTTAAGTTATTATATATTTATTATCCATTTAAATTCGTAATTAGTATGTGTGTAAAAGTACATTGTTTGTTTACTATTTGAAATTTGCTTAGTAGTATTCCGCACTCACTCATAATATCTAATTTAGTTTTTAAATTACTTACATTATTATTATCCATATGTAGTCGTATATAGTATGTAAAAAAACTAGTAATATATATAAAAAAATTAGTACATACAAAATACGAAAATTATAGGATAATATAGGTATAGCGGGCGGGGCCCGGTTATACATATGCGTTTTTGTTTTTGGCAAGTATGGCGTAGGGTAGGGGGCAACACTTAACCACAAAACTTCTAATAACTTTTTTATGACATTAGCTATATAGATATATCTAGTAACTAGCTATTGTCACTATTTAACTTTAAATTTATTTAGCAACGTGTAATTATTAAAACATACATGTAATATATATAATATGCCGAAGCAGAAATTATCGAAAAGAGCAGCAATAGCTAAAAGAAAAAGAGATTTAGCTGCAGCAAATACTAGAAGAAGAGAGAAAATGAGGGCTGAAAACCAGCGTAGAAGGCGTGCTGCAAAGAAAGCCGGTAAGAGCTTAAAAGGCAAAGATTACGATCACAAAACCAGAAGATTTACAAGTATAAAAGCGAATCGTGGAAACAGAGGACACGGTACGCGTAAAGAATAACCCTTCCTCTGCAACCTTAAATACCAAATATTATGACGTATTTTTACACGACTAAAACGTGGACTAGTCAACCACAAATATCCGAAGAAACCATTAAAGCTTTTAAGCATTTAGCTGAAAAGAAAAACTGGAGAATAGTTCAGTTACCAAATGGATTCCTACAAACCGAATACCAGGACATCGAAAATAAAGATGTATGGCATGACGTTACAAGAAGAGAAACAATTAAAGGAGCTGAAGCTGCTATTGATGGTAGCATAGAGCACTACAATAAAAGATTAGAGTTCTTAAAAGGTCCTAAAGTTGTTAAAACTTTTAAATAATAATTTACTTAACTTAAATTTAATTAAATGGAATATAGTCAACCGAGTGAGATCGTTAAAGATCTCGTCTTTGGCGTCGATGCTAAAGAAAAAGTAATGAAAGGAGTAGGTAAGCTAGCGAAAGCAGTTAAGTCTACGCTGGGAGCTTCAGGTAAATGTGTTGTATATGAAGACACATTTGGAAGACCATTGATAACAAAAGACGGTGTAACCGTAGCAGATTCTGTAGTTTTGTTTGATCCGGTCGAAAATATAGGTGCAACGCTTATTAAAGAAGCTTCTAAAAATACAGTGAAAGAAGCAGGTGACGGTACTACAACAGCTATCGTCCTTGCTGAATCACTATTAAAAGAGGTTAATGATATAGAACACTCTGATTTAACAACAAGAGAAATAAAACAAGGTATTAAAACATATGCTGATAAAGTATATAAATACTTAGATAAAGTTTCTATACCTGTTGAAGGTGATATGTTAAACAGTGTAGCTGATATATCATGTAACAATGATAAGAGTTTAGGTGAAATAATATCAACAGCTTATAGTAAAGTTGGTAAAGACGGTGTAGTTTTAATGGAAGAAAGCGAAACTGAAGAAACTTATGCTGAAATAGTAGAAGGTGTACAGTTTGCTAGTAAGCTAACGTCACAACATTTCATCACAGATAAAGATAAACAAAGATGTTTACTAGATAATCCTTATATTTTAATAGTAGCATCGGAAATACCTAGTATTAGAAAGATACAAAAGATACTAGAACATGTTATAAAGAAAAATAGAAGCTTATTAATAGTTGCTTCAGTAAGTAATCAAGTTAAATCAGCACTCTTAATGAACAAAGTTAAGGGTAATATTAAAGTAAATATAGTTGATACACCTGGTTTTGGAGCTAATAAGCGTGATACAATAGATGATTTAGCAATTTTAACAGGTGCTAAAGTAATAGATGAAGAGCTTGGAGATGATTTAGATCTGATCCAGCCAGATTGTTTGGGTGAAGTAGTGAAATCTGTAACAGATAGCAGAACTACAGTCCTAACAACTGGCGTTTTAAACGAAAATGTATCGGAAAGAATAAAAAATATAGAAAAATCTATATCAAAATCAAAAGATCCTTTTCTTAAAAAGAAATTACAAGAGCGTTTAGCCATGTTAAGTGGCTCTGTAGGCATCATAAGAGTTGGTGCTGGCTCAAAAATTGAATTAAAAGAGAAAAAAGATCGTGTAGAGGACGCAATTTACGCAGTTAAAGCTGCTTTACAAGAAGGAATTGTGCCCGGAGGTGGTAGAGCACTGGCAGAAGCGGCTGAAAATTGTAAAATTTCGCAAAAATCGCAAAAAATTCTGCAAAAAGCGCTATTTTCACCATACTTAACCATACTTGATAACGCAGATATGCAAGAAAAGTCAAAACTAACGCTAGAAAAGGGTTGGGGTATTGATGTTACTTGCGGTTGTGCTAGAGATATGGTAAAAACTGGTATCATAGACCCAGTACTTGTTACTAAGACAGCGTTAAAAAATGCAGTTAGCGTTGTTTCTACTATTATTTCTGCAGATTGTGTAATTTCAAATATAAGAATAGACAATGCGAGCAGTTAGTTATTATATAGTAGTAGAAAATATTAAAGAAGAGCTGAAAAAAGTAGGCGGTTTAATATTAAAAGATGAAGAAAGTAGATATTCTAAAGCAAAAGTCATATCTATAGGTAATTTAGTGCAAGGAGTGTGTGATAATGATATAGTATACTATGATAAACATGCAGGTCATGTAATTGACTACAATGGTAATGAATATCAAGTAATAACAATAAAGGACGTAGTTCTTGTAGAATAATGATAACAGCATCAGACCTAAGGGAAATGCAGTTATTTAAATATTACAGGCTCGTTCGTAAATGGGCCTGTAAAACTTATGGCCTAACAGATGCAGATTTAGAATTATTAATTTACCTTGATTGCAAAGGTAGATTTACTCGAAACGATTTTATCAATGGAACATATACTTATTCATGGGATAAAAAACGTTGGGATAAACTAAGAAACTCCGGTTGGATAGAAACATGGAGGCATCGCAACCGCACTTCAATTAAATATAGTATTTTTAAGACATCATTTAAATGCTCCCAATTAATAAGTAGGATCTACCGTATATTATTAGCGGAAGAAGATCTACCTACTTCAGAAAGAAACACTTTTTTTAATAATAAATCATATACAGATAAAGTTTATAATAAAGCTATAGATGATATGATAAATGACAAACAAAGATAATACTATGAAAGCAATACCAAAAGTATGTGAAATTTTAAGACACAAAGGTAAAAAGGTTACTAAACCTAAATTGCCAGGTCTTAGCTCTCCATTAGACGCTCATTGTAAAGGTCCTAAAATGTACGAACCAGCACCAAGCAAATTTACAGAAAAAGGCTTAAATAAATTAAAAGCTGCAAATATAGGTGGTGAATTTGGTCGTATCGTTGATAACGCTGTAGCAGATAAAGAAGATAAAGATAAAAAAGATTCTGCTCTTACAAAAAAAGGCTGCAAGAAGAAATATAAAAAATAATGAGCTTCAAAATGTCTCCGCCTGATTTTCATAATAAAGATCAGCAAAGTAATAACGATAAGTCAGATGACTTACAAGGAACTATGAACGGAGAGCCAAATGTTATACATAAGCCGTTAGGTGAAGATATTATAGCGGAAGCTAATAAAGATGGTACAATTTACCTTGATGAATCAATACCAATAAACAGCAAAAAAGGTAAACAAGCCATACGTCATGAAAAAGTACACCTCGATCAAATGAACAGAGGTGATCTTAATTATGACGATAATTATGTTTATTGGAAAGGTAAAAAATATTCAAGGGACAGTATGTCTGAGGGTAGTAAAAAACTACCTTGGGAAAAAGAAGCTTGGAGTAAAACTTAAAACTATGATCTACAAAAAAATAAGACAAAGTAAAAATAAAAACGGTAATAAAACTATGGCTAAAATGGTCGGTAGTAATCCGTATGCAAAACATGCTGACATAGCTGGTTCTGTTAAACAAGGTAAAGAATCATCTTATGATGAAAATAATGTTTATGCTCAAAAAGCAGCACTTACGATGAAAGAGCCGATTACTAAAAAAGCTTCAGCTACTAAACTTACTCAATGTAAGGCGGCGGGTCCATTAAAAAGGACGGATGAGCTAAGCAGAAGAACAACCTCAGGAAATAATAGCAGTAGTGGTAATTATGATAATAGGTATAAAACTGGTGATATTGTTGTTAAAGACGGTAAAAGATATAAAGTTACAGAAAGTAGAACTTATCAAAATACTAAAAAACCAGATGGACCAAAGAAACCAAGCAGCGGGCCTTTTAAAAACCCAGCGGTACCAGGTCAAACATATCAAGAGTTTTTAGATGCTCCCTGTCCTTCACCAGGTAAACCTTTAACAAATCCGCATTGTCAAGGTCAAGAAGGTACTCAAAATATAAGTTTAGATCCTATTACGAACACAGAAACAAATACTACACCAGCATCTCAACAGTATAACATGGGGTATAGTCAAGCGACTAATGCTAACTGGGCAAGAGGTGCTATGAGAAGAGGAAGCAATAGGGACGAAAGAAAGAATATGAAAAACATAGTTAAATCATTGAGTCCTGAACAAAGAGATCAGTTTAGAAAAAACATGAAAGCTCAAAGAAATACAGATATTGATGGTGATGGTAAAGTTTCTTTTGGAGAAAAACTTAAAGGTATATTTGGTGGAAGTAGACAACAAAAAAAGCTAAACGCTTTAAAAGGTGTTACTGATAGTGATGGTAATCCAATAATAGATCCAAACAAAAACTTAACTAGAACAGATGCTGCTATGATAAGTATGGATCCAAATAGTGAAGAGTACAAGCAAAAGTTAGAAAGTTTAACTATGAATAAATATAACATACCAATTAATAGGTATGGTGATTTTAAGCCAGGTGAAACTACAACAACTACTTTCCAAGAAGAAGAACAAGAGGGTGATACAAAGTTTGAAGGTGTAGAAGGCGAAAGACAAATTGATTTTGGCGACAATAATACTGATAATAGCAATACTGATGACAGTAATACTATTAAAAACGATGAAGTTAACACGGATGCTGTAACAGCACTATCATCTGTTTTAAGTGGTGGTCTATTTTTTAAATTAAAAAATAAAGGTTTCGGTAGAGGCGCTGGATACGAAAAATAAATTATGACTAAAATATTAGCAAAAATATTTGGCAATGCAGGTGGTAGCATATTAGAAAAGCTATCTGGTGTTGCTGATAAGTTTATACAAACAAAAGAAGAAAAAGCAGCATTTCAAAAAGAAATGACTGAGATATTTATCAAAGCTGAAGCTGAGATGCAGAAAAACGTTACTGAAAGGTGGAAAGCTGATTTAGAGCACGGCAACTGGTTAACGCGTTCAGTTCGCCCTCTCGTTCTTATATTTTTAATAGTGGCGACCGTGCTCATGGTATTTATTGACAGTGGTTCAATAACTTTTAACGTAGAGCAGAAGTGGACAGATCTTCTTCAGCTTGTTTTAATGACTACTATTGGGGCCTATTTTGGAGGTCGAAGTGTTGAAAAATTTAAAAAAAATAAATAATGGCTAGAATAAGCACATACGTTCAAGATGATAATCTGTCTAAAAGCGATAAGTTTTTAGGTTCAGACTCTGGCGGTGCTACTAGAAACTTTTCAATAGCTAGCGTAAGTGATTTTTTTAAACAAACAAACGGCGCTGGAGTAGCTGGACAGTTAACATACAAAAACTCTACAGTAACACCCAACAATGAATCAATGAGGTTTTTTTACGACTCTGGTTCAGAAAATTTGTTTTCAGGTGTAAATAAAATTAGGGTTAATAAATTTGCTAAAGGTGATACGTCAAACGATGTAGTAAACATTTTAACGATCTTTGATAAAAAAAATATAATACTAATAGATACTGCAAATCAAAATAATCACGGTATATATGAAGTATTAAGTGTTGTTCAAGTTGGATCAACTAATAATTATGATTTATCTTTAAATTATTCAGGAACTGGTAACGGTAATATATCTAATACTGGTATATATGCTTTTTCTACTTTTTCTGGTGGCGCAGATAAACATCAAGAATTACAATTTACATCGAGTACTTTTGTTAGAGTAGCAGGAGCTCTTCAATTTGAAACAATAAACGGTTCTAGTATGTGTTACATAGACTTTGAACATAACTTAAACAAAAAGCCTTCTATTTCAGCAGAACAAGAGGGTTCACCTGGGCAGGTGGCATTAATGCCTGTAAAATATATAAACAATAATAAAGTAAGAGTTTACTTTGTTGGAACAACCAGCGGTAAAATCTTTGCAAACTAAACAAAACTTAAACTAAAAAACTATGGCAATACCATTTCTTTCAGACATAAAATTAAACGGTAACCAGATTAAGGAGTTGGTTGTTGATCATAAATCAGGTAGTCAACCTTCAACTGGTTTCCACGGTCAGTTAATATTTAGAACAGACCTAAATAAAATATATATAAACGAATCAACAGATCAGACATCACCATCTTGGGCTAGTATAGCTGGAGACATTACAAGCGTAACAGCTGGTAATGGTTTAACTGGAGATGCTACAACAGGTGATGTTACTTTAGCTGTTGGAGTTAGTAAAGGTATCGCTGTTGGAGCAGACAAAATCCTAGTTGATGCAGACGATGTATCATTAAACTTTACTAACAACTCCGACTCTGCTAAGCTACAGTTAAAAGAAATAGATAACAACAGAATACTTGGTAATGTTTCTGGTGATTCTGAAGTTCCTACTGCACTTACAAAATCAGATGTACTAACTATGATTAACGTAGCTGACGGTGCGCAAGTAAACGTCGGTACTAATCTTACTGTTACTGAAAACAACACAACAGTTTCTATAGCATCGTCAACTGGTAGTAACGATTCAATTGCAGCGGCTACTACAAGTAAAGCTGGTGTAATGACTAAAGATGATAAATCAAAACTAGATGGTATTGCCACAAGCGCGAATAACTATAGCTTAGATTTATCTAAATTAGATACTGTTACATCCGCAATGGATGAAAATGACACGTTAACATTTGGAGACTCTGATAACGATACGCAAGTAACCATTAAAGGTAACCTAACGGTTATAGGAACAACAACAACTAACAATGTTGAAACAGTTAGCACATCAAGTGGTGTTATATTTGAGGGTTCTTCGGCTGACGGGCATGATGCAACTCTTACATCTGTTGTCGCGAGTTCTGATAAAACATACACGTTACCAAACATAACTGGTCATATTCCAATATTAACTAATGATCCTGGTACAACAGCCATATCAGCTACAGTTACTGAACTTAATTATGTTGATGGTGTTACAAGCGCTATTCAAACACAAATTGACGGTAAACAAGATACGATAACTGGTGCCGCTACTACAATTGATGATTCAGACTTAACAGCTTCTAGAGCATTAGTATCTAATGCTTCTGGTAAAGTTGCTGTATCAGCTGTAACTAGCACAGAAGTTGGTTATCTTGATGGTGTAACTTCAGGTATTCAAACACAACTTGATGCAAAAGAAAACGCTGATAACAAAATAACTGAAAAATTATCAGGTAGTTCATCTACTTCGTATACGATAACTCATAACCATAATTCACCAATAGTTGCTACTACTGTTTTAGATTACGGTAACGACGGTGTTGGCGCAACATACGAACAGGTTATGGTAGATATACAAAAAGGTAGCGATAATAACACGATTACAATTACTTTTGGAACAGCTCCTGGAACAAGTCAAGATTATCTAGTGCTTATGGAAAAATTCCCAGCAGTTGGATCTTAGAAAAATAATTAAATTAAAATAATATGCCGAAGTTTCTTTCAGATGGACATTTCGTTGGTTCCACCACAGACGTACATATTTCAGGCGTTTTAAATATTAGTGGACAAGACATAGGCGGTGTTACATCTCCATCATTATACTTAGGACAACTTACAAATGCTTATCAGGCTGGTATGCAGTCTAGTGTACATTTAACCATGAAAACTACTAATAACGCTGGTAATTTTTATTGGTACAGAGGTAATAGTAGCGTAATGTATTACTCTGACGCGTTGTACGTAGATAAATTTGTTGATAAAGGAGATACTAGTTACTATTTAGATCCAGGTAGCACTACAATATCATTAGATGTTCGTGGAAGAATAACAAGAGGTAGTAAAACATTTGGTGGTGGCAATGGTGTTTACGCAGACACTCGTTTAGGTATAGTAAACAACGGCTCTTTAACTAGTATAGTTAATGCTTCAACATATAATGACGCTAATTTTCCTGATTACGGTTTAGTATTTATACAAGGACCTTCTACATCTAGCTATAATGTATGGTCAATATCTCCAGATGGACCTGCTAAAGGAAGTGATCTAAACTTCATATATCAAGCACAAGCAACAAACATACACACACAAACACCTATGCTTAAATTGCATGGTAGCACAGGTAATGCAACATTTGCAGGAGAAATAACAAGTGGTAGTCAAGTAACCGTTGATAGTAATTGGGTAACTAATGAAGGTTCTCTTAGTATTGTTCATGATCAAAATACATTAGGTGGTATTGGTATAGTAGCTAATAGTGTTTATAAAGGAGGTTTAATACAAAGAGATGGTACTTCTGGTGATTTTATGGAATTAACCACTTACACCTCTCAACCTTTAAAACTTAGAACAAACAATACAGATGCTCTTACTTTAGACACTTCACAAAATGCAACTATTGCAGGAAATGTAACAATAGGTTCTGATACTAATGAACAAGACTTTATAGTATACGGTAATGATACTGGTGAAAAGTTAATGTGGGACGGTAGTGAAAGTAGATTAGTAATCAATCATGACACTGATGACTTTGGTGTTGGTATATTTACAGTAGGTTCAGCACAAATGACTCAACCTCAACTTAAAATTGGTAGAGATGCAAGTCAATACTGGGGAGTATATACTGAAGATAGAAACTCATACTTAATACATAGACAAGATGAAACTAGTGGCACTATGACTACTAGATTTCAACAGTGGGATAGTAATACATCTGACCTAAGTGGTGAGTGGTTATGGCAATCTGGTGATGGAACCGGTGCTAGTATGACCACCGCACTCACGTTGACTCAGGGAGGTAACGCAACTTTTTTAGGTGAAATAAAACAGTCCACAAGAACAACGCTTCATGACAATGGTACTATTACTTGGGGTTCATCTAATAATTTTGGTGAATTAAGTTGGGATGGTGATTATGCTTTGTATAGAGGTAGATCTGGTAAAGGAATTAAACTACAAACTAACGGTAGTACAACAGCTCTAACGTTAGATACATCACAAAACGCAACTTTTGCAGGTACAATTTCATCAGGTGCTATAACATCAAGCGCGAGTGTAATAGCAAGTGGTAATTCAAATAGTTTTGGTAATACTACAACAGCAGCATTATCTGCAACATCAGGTACTTTTTCTGCAAGTGTAACAGCAGCAGGTAATTCTAATAGCTTTGGTGCAACAACTTTCACAGGATCACTTACTATGCCAAATTATATTTATCATAGCGGTGATACTAACACTTATTTTGGTTTTGGAGGAGCAGATTATTTTAATGTTGTAACTGGTGGTAGTAATGCTATAATAGCTCACGATAATGGAGCTGTTTATTTATATCACTCAGGTAGCCAAAAGTTTCAAACCATGAGCACAGGTGTATCCGTGTCTGGTTCTCAAGAATTAAAAGGTACAACTAGCACAGGGGCTACTTCACCTAAAACAGAGCTTGGTGGATTTATAACAGTACCAGGTGCTGAAACAAGTAGAATGACATATCTAACTGGTGTTAGTGAAAATAAGTTAGGTGGTTTATATAGAAAAGGTAGTGGTGCTGGTTACTCTTTAGTTTCAACAAAAGATGGTAGTACGATAACTTCAAACTGGTTAGAAAATGCTTTTCAAGCAAATGATAATTTTTCTAGTTTATCAAGTACAACAGCATCAACAAATCTTATTATAGAGATTACAGTGCCTACTATGTTTCATGGTAGTAATGCTGGTATAGCTTTTTCAAATGGTGCTTGGAGAGCTAAAAATGTTAAAATAGAAGTATATGACGGCACTAGTTGGTCAACAATATACGATGTAAGTAATAGCGATAGATCTGCACATATAAATTACTTCAGTAAAGGTGGTACTGGTGTTACAAAATTAAAATATACCCTCACAAACTTTGCGACAACTTCTTGTCGTATTTCCTCAATATTTGCAAATAATTATACAGGTGGTAACGGTGTTAACGCACAGTTATATGATGACAATATATTATATGGTGATCAAACTATACAAGATGGTTATAGCTTATACGTACCAGCTTATGTATATCATACAGGCGACACAAACACTTATTTTGGTTTTGAAAATAATGATGAATATAGAATAGTTATTGGTGGTGCAGAAGGTATACATATTAATTCTTCAAGAATTAGAATTAACAAACATATAGAGCCATCGGTTGATTCAAATTATGATATAGGTACTAGCTCATTAAAATTTCGCAAAATATATGCAGATACCTTATATGGTGATGGTAGCAACTTAACAAACTTACCTTCTGGTAGCTCAACAACTATAAACAATAACGCTGACAACAGAGTTATAACCGGTAGTGGAACAGCTGATACATTAGAAGCTGAAAGTGGTTTAACGTTTGACGGTAATGATTTAACAATAGTTGGATCAGGTACTACAACAAAAAGATTATATGTTTCAAGTGACACAGACTATGGTAGGGCACATATTGGTAGAGCATCATTAGGTAAAACAGCTTTTGATGATCACGCAGGTTTTTCACACATAGATCATAGCTCGCAAACAAATTACGCGTTATTACAAAACTCTTCAGGAGATACATTTATAAACACGAAAACAGGACAAACAACATTTTTTAGAGTAAACAATTCAACTGTAGGTAAATACAACTCTAATGGGCTTTATTTTCCTATATATTACGATAGTAATGACACAACTTATTACTCAAACCCAGCTGGTAATAGTATATTAAATCAAATTTCATTTGGTGTGCCAGCACTAGGTAGTAATACTAAAGCAAGATTTTTATCAATAGAAGGTAATGCAGATGCTTCTGGAGAAGGTTCAGGTAGAATATTCTTTACAGAGCATAATTCAACAGATGCTTCTAAATCTAAATACGGTATGTCTATTGGTTATAGAGGTGGTAGTACAAGTATAGTTGGAACAGATGGTAACACGTGGACAGGTTTAAGCGATATTGGTAATGGACAATGGGGTATGTGGGGTCACAATAATAGTGCCGCTGGCTCTCTTATTATGTACGGTGATAGAGCTGCTACTTTTATTGATTTTCTTGGTAACGATATAAAACAAGCTGTTTTAACTAGTAATGTAACTGGAGGTTCTGGATTAGATGCTGTTAGTTACACAAACTTAACAAATGTACCTTCATCATTTACACCAGCACAACATACACAAGCATTTAGCACAATAACAAGTACGCCTACAACTTTATCAGGTTATGGTATAACAGACGCAGCAACATCAGCACAAGGAACTAAAGCTGATAATGCACTTCCAAAAGCTGGTGGTACTATGACTGGTGATTTAAACATAGGTGGCATAAGAATAGTAAGTGATAATGATGGTACCGATCAAGGTACTGCGTGGATTAGATCCAATAGTAATTATTTAGTATTAAACGCTGTTGACGGTGATCACGTTTATTTAAACTGGGATACTGGTAATGGTGGTGGTTCTGGACACGTGTTTGTTGAGGATACAATTTATGCTCAAAAGTTTTATGATAGAGTAGATAGTAATTATTATTTACATCCAGGCGATACTGGAGCTTCACTTAATATTGCTGGTAGAATAGAAATGGCAGATACAAAACCTATCATGTGGGATAATGCACAAATAAGAGCAGAAGGTAATGATCTTATTCTTGACGCGTCAACTAATACAAAGATTTCAAGAGAAGTCATGGACACTGATGGTCAAGCTATAAAAGGTTATACACAAAATAAAGCCACGTCATCTTCTTGGACCAACGGAAACACTAGTAACCAAACAGGGTTTTATGGAGGTAATTTTAATGGTAGTGAAATTACAACTAAATGGGTTAATGGTCCTCATGGAGAAAGAACCTTAGCTGCAGAAACAGACGGTGATACTGGTAATGATTATGATGGTGGTTATGTAAAAGCTATTAACAACTTAGATATAAACAAAGCTCATTTATCTATTGTATATGTTAAAAGAATAAGTAGCGCAGCATCTGGTAATGTTTATCATGGTACTGGTGCAGGTACAAATCAAATTACAAACTTATCAAATACTTCAAATGGTAACCCTTACTTCCAATATCATGGCGCTTCAATATTCCCACAAGATGTTTGGTGTGTATCTATTGGTGTTATACAAGCTAACAACGATTCTAATACAGATGGTTCTTTATATACTGGTAGCAGTGCGTTACAAGGTGTATACAGGTGTGATACTGGTCAAAAAATAGCTAATGGTCATAATGCTTGGAAAATGGGTAGCGCTGGATCTTCACTAAGTAATGGTATTAGATTTTTCCATTATTACTCTACAGATGCAAATTGTAAATTACAATGGGCAAAACCAGGATTTTATGAAATAAACGGTGATGAACCTTCTTTATCTCAGATATTATCTGCAGGCGCAAGCAGAGGATTACACCTTAACGGAGGTGATATATATTCGTCTAAATTTTATGATTCAGATAATACATCATATTATGTAGATCCAGCTTCAACATCAACATCATTTGTTACTCAAGGAGATTGGAGAGTACCATCTGGTATAGCTTGGTCTGGTGAGTATACAGGAGGAGGAAAAATACAACAGCATAGTAATCATTGGTATCTTCAATCTCCTGACGCTGGTGGTGTTATATTTAGAAACGCAAGTGGATCTAATAAATTTATATTTGATTTCACGCCTGGTGATGGAACCGCTACTGGTTCATGGAAAGCTCCTATATTTTATGATTCAAATGACACAACTTATTATATAGATCCAGGAAGCACAGGCACATCGGGTAAATTTAGACAATTTGTTAATATTGGTGATTCATCATCTTATAGTACAAATAGTGGTAGTTGGGGAGCAAGGTTAAATGTAACTGATAACGTTCACGCTAGAATTGATGTGGCTCAAGATGCTGATAGCATGCAGGCAAGTTGGTATGCACATACTGGTCATTCAGGTTCTTACATAGGAACTGTAACAGATCACCATTTTTATATGATGGCTAATAATTCAGTGGTAATGACACTTAATTCAACTGGTTATGCGCAAGCTGCTGGTTCAATGAGAGCACCAATATTCTACGATTCAAATGATACAGCTTATTATGTAAATCCTTCAGGAGGTTCTGTTCTAAATGGTGATGTTCATATTAAAGATCCTAGTACAGCTGGTACTAGTGGTAGAGTTAGATTTGGAACAAATACTAGTTGGAATAATCAAATAGGACTTGAGTCATATTGGATGTTATTAGGGTGTAATCAAAACGAAGGATTTAAGTTTAGAGACAGTAGTAGTAACATGTTACTACAATTAAATGGTGGTAATAGTAGTAGCGGTAATGGTACTTTATCGGCAACGTTTGCTGGGGAGCTTTATATACCTAGTTATATAAGGCATGTAGGAGATAGTAATACTTATTTTGGATTTAATGGTGCTGACTCGTGGAAATTACATTTAGGTGGTGGTGATAGATTTGTGGTAAATACTAGTGAGTTTACTAGTAATTTAAATGTACATGCTCCAATATATTACGACAAAGATAATACAAATTTTTACGCAAACCCAGGCGGCACATCTAAACTTAGTAGCATAGAAACTTTAGGAATTAAGATAAATACTATCACTAGTAATAACATGATGGGTTATCATACTAGTGCTAATTTTTCAAACCTATACGGTTATTTAGGTGTTGATGTTAATGGTAAGGTTGGTGTTATAGAAAAAGAAATTACGTTTAGTATCGAAGGTACTGGTTGGGTTGGTAGACACAGTAATCCAGTTAAACTGTTAGATGCACCAGGCGCTGATAAAATGATTGTTGTTCAAGAAATAAACATATTAATAAACTACACCGCTCCAATAGGTATTGGTAGTAATGGTATTTGTAGAACTACTGACAATACAGCTTATGCTGTAGGTTTTTATCAAGGAAGTGGTACAAACGGAAACTTTACAGTTACAGGTGTTATGCCTAGAGCTACCATGCAATTTACAACAACTACTAATGATAGAATAGTAAATAGAGATGTTCCTGTTGAAGGTACAAAATTATATCCTAATAAAGCTTTATATTGGAAAACAACTAGAGACGCTAGTTCTACTTTTGGTCAATACCCCGGAGCTCAACATATAGTTAAAGTTAGATACAGAATACTTGATGTATCTACAGAATTTACAGGAGCTTACGCTAGTGCGCAAAATATTAACTCAAGTAGTATAACTAACATATCACAAGCGTTCTAGGTAAAAAGTGTGAAAATAGCGTAATAATATAAACATAGAAATAACTTAAAATTAAAATTATGGCAATTACTTATACATGGAAAATTACGGGTGTTAAAAAAGCACCATCACTAGACGGTTTGTCTAATGTAATAACTCACGTAAATTTTGATTACACAGGTTCAAAAGGATCTGGTGCTAGTAAAAAAGAATCAACATTTCATGGTGCATGTCCTGTTGGTGCTCCTGATTCAGAAAGCTTTATTGATATTGATAAAGTAACAGAAGCAAATGTTATTGAGTGGGCTAAAGCAAATCACCCAGTTGATCACATGAACGAAGTTATAGGAAAAAAGATAGCAGAAATGGAAGCTCCTACAAATGTAGTAGTTGATTCTACTGAATTATCTTGGCTACCTGTAGCTGAAACACCTGAAGGCGAACAACCATCAGGAGAATAAATATTTTTTAACTTAAATTAAATAAAATGGCAAAAGATGTAAAAATAGAGGACATCGCTCAAGATGTAAACAAGATTACTGATGAAGAACTTAAATTAGTTCAAGAAAAAGTAGGTAAAATAAATCAAGTTCAAATGACAGTTGGTGGTTTAGAGGCTCAAAAACATATAGCTCTACACCAAATAACTAATCTACAAGAAGAACTACAAGTAGTCCAAAAAACACTAGAAGACAAATACGGAAAAGTATCTGTTAACTTACAAACTGGTGAAATTACTGAAATACCAGAAGATGAGACTGATAAGAAAGATTAGTGTAGGTAAAGACTACAAAAATGAAGCAATGCATTACTCCGTGAGCCAAGAGGTTTACGGAGGACATGTAATTGAGTCTATTGTAGAAGAAGACGATAAGTTTACTATATACATTAAGAAAAACAAAGAGTTAATGCCTTGGAAAGATTTTAATAAAAACATGGCTATATCTGTTGAATATAATTTAGAGTATTAATGAAAAGTGTTTTATATTTTATAGTAAAACCTTTAAACAAAAACAGATATAATAACAAAAAGAAAATAGGTGATAAAGAGCTTATATTAAACACTGAAAACTTTGAGCATAAGTTTGTTAATAGACATGCTGAAGTTGTAGAAGTGCCTAATTTAGGTAGCACACCTATAAAAAAAGGTGACACTGTTATAGTTCATCATAATGTTTTTAGAAGGTGGAACGATATTAAAGGCAACGAAAAGAATAGTAAATCATATTATAAAGATGATATGTATTTTGTTCATGACGAGCAAATATTTCTATACAAAGGCAACGACAATGTATGGAAAGCAAACAGAACGTTTTGTTTTGTGAAACCAATTAAATCAAGTAATATTTTTAGTGTTGATAAAGAAAAACCACTTGTTGGTATTTTAAAATACGCTGACGATTTTTTAATAGAAAATGGATTAAAGCATGGTGATTTAGTTGGTCACAAACCAAACACTGAATATGAGTTTGTTATAGATGATCAGAAGTTATATAGAATTTTTAGTAACTCAATAACTGTAAAATATGAACACCAAGGAAAAGAAGAAGAATATAATCCAAGCTGGATATAGAGCTGTAGATGAATTAATTAAAGTTGCTAAAGAACCTATAGTTGAAACTGAAGATGACATATCAGCTGATAGATTAAAAAACGCAGCTGCTACTAAAAAGCTAGCTATATTTGATGCTTTTGAAATACTTAATCGTATTGAAGAAGAAAAAGCTATAATCGAAAATAAACCTATTGAAAAACAAAATAAAAGTTTTTCTGGTTTTGCTGAAAGAAATTCTAGATAAATGTATAATCAAGATTTATATAAGGTAGTTAATCATATAAAAACTAACACTATAAATAGATTAAACAAGTCTAAAAAGTGGAAGTATGGATATAACAAAGAGCATGATGTTGTTGTTATATCTAAAACAGGTATGATAGGTGAGATATACGAAATACAAAATTTAAAAATAGCTTTACCTAAACAACCTAAAAAAATACATAAGTTTGACAATAATACTTGGCAACCTTTTGAGTATCCAAAACAATTAAATAGAATAAAAACAATATTTGATTGGAGGGATTATCCTCAAGAATTTAAAAATGAATACATAGATTATATTGAAGGTGAATTTACAAAAAGAGAACAAGGGTTTTGGTTTTATAATAAAGATAAACCTACTTATATTACTGGCACTCACTATATGTACTTGCAGTGGTCCAAGATTGATGTTGGGAAACCAGACTTTCGAGAAGCAAATAGATTATTCTACATTTTCTGGGAAGCTTGCAAAGCGGATACCAGATGTTACGGAATGTGCTATCTTAAAAATAGAAGATCTGGGTTCTCCTTTATGGCATCAGGGGAAGCTGTTAATATGGCAACCATATCAAGCGATGCTAGGTTTGGAATATTATCCAAGTCTGGGCCCGATGCAAAAAAGATGTTTACTGATAAAGTCGTTCCAATATCCGTTAACTATCCGTTCTTTTTCAAACCGATACAAGATGGTATGGATCGACCAAAAACTGAGCTTGCCTATCGTGTACCCGCATCCAAACTTACTAGGCGGAACATCACGAGTACGAGTGAAAGGCCCGAGGAGCTCGCGGGATTGGACACTACCATCGATTGGAAGAACACAGGTGACAACTCCTACGACGGAGAGAAGCTTAAACTCCTCGTCCATGATGAATCAGGTAAATGGGAGAGGCCGAACAACATCCTCAACAACTGGAGGGTCACGAAAACAACGTTAAGATTAGGTAGTAGAATTATTGGTAAGTGTATGATGGGTTCAACTAGCAACGCTTTAGATAAAGGTGGTGCTAATTTTAAAAAAATATATAAAAACTCTGATGTTACAAAAAGAAACCGCAATGGACAGACTAGCTCGGGATTATATAGTTTGTTCATACCTATGGAATGGAACTACGAAGGATTCATTGATTCTTATGGACTACCTGTATTCGATACGCCAACGCAAGAAGTTGAAGGACCGCATGGTGATTATATAGATATAGGTGTTATAGATCATTGGCAAAATGAAGTTGATGGTTTAAAAAACGATGGAGACGCTTTAAATGAATTTTATAGACAATTTCCAAGAACTGAAGAACATGCTTTCAGAGATGAAACTAAAAATAGTATATTTAATTTAGCTAAAATATACGAACAAATAGATTATAACGAAGAAGTTGGTTCTGCTAACAATATAACAACTGGTAATTTTCAGTGGGTTAACGGTGTAAAAGATACTAAAGTTATATTTTATCCAGATAAAAACGGAAGGTTTAATATATCTTGGACACCACCTGTTAATATACAAAATAATGTTTTTGTAAAAAACGGTGTTAAATATCCAGGTAATGAACACGTAGGTGCTTTTGGCTGTGACAGTTATGATATATCAGGAACAGTTGATGGCAAAGGTTCTAAAGGAGCTTTACACGGTTTAACAAAGTTTAGCATGGAAAACGCTCCACCTAGTCAATTTTTCTTAGAATATATAGCTAGACCAGCTACTGCTGAAATGTTTTTTGAAGATGTTTTAATGTCGCTTGTATTTTATGGCATGCCGATATTAGCAGAAAACAATAAACCTAGATTATTATACTATTTAAGAAGAAGAGGTTATAGAGGGTTTAGTATGAATAGACCAGATAAAATTTGGAATAAATTATCTGTAACTGAAAAAGAAATAGGTGGTATACCAAACTCAAGTGAGGATATAAAACAAGCTCATGCTGCCGCTATAGAGATGTATATACAAGAGCATGTTGGTTTTAAAAATACTGGACCAGGTAGTATGTATTTTACTAATACACTACAAGACTGGTCTAAGTTTGATATAAATAATAGAACTAAATTTGATGCTACAATAAGCTCAGGTTTAGCAATAATGGCATGTAATAGACATCTATACGCGCCTAATCAAAATGTACAAAAAAGAAAATTAGATTTAAAAATAGCAAGGTACGAAAATAAAGGAACTTTGTCTAAATTAATAACTTAACAATATGGCTGAATCAATAACAAAAGATTATTTTCCTAGTCAAGTAGCTCCAGATCTTGAAAAAGTAACTGAAGAGTACGGATTAAAAGTAGCTAAAGCTATAGAAAGAGAATGGTTTATAAGAGATGGCGCCACCTATAGATTTGCTAGTAATCAAGATACTTTTCATAGATTAAGATTATATGCTAGAGGTGAACAGTCTGTGCAAAAATATAAAGACGAGTTATCTATAAATGGTGACCTTAGCTACTTAAATTTAGATTGGAAGCCAGTTCCTATAATACCTAAGTTTGTAGACATAGTTGTAAATGGTATATCAGAAAGAGTTTACGATATAAAAGCTTTTGCTCAAGATCCAAATGGTGTAAAGAAAAGAACTAAATACATGGAAGGTTTAATGATCGATATGGAAAATCGTGAGTTAAATAATCAAACAATGGAAATGTTTGGTGTAAATGTTTTACAAAATCCTGTAGATAAAATACCAGAAAGTACAGAAGAACTAGAAGTTCACATGCAGTTAGATTATAAGCAAGCTGTAGAAATAGCAGAAGAACAAGCTATAAATACTTTATTAGAAGGTAATAAGTATGAGTTAACTAGAAAAAGATTTTATTATGATTTAACCGTTTTAGGTATTGGAGCTGTTAAAACAACATTTAATACATCAGAAGGTGTAGTTGTTGATTACGTTGATCCAGCAAATATGGTTTACTCATATACTGAGTCTCCTTATTTTGAAGATGTATATTATGTTGGTGAAGTTAAAACAGTACCAATAAACGAATTAGTAAAAGAGTTTCCTAATTTATCACTAGATGAACTAGAAGAAATATCTGCACAAAGTATGAAAAGAGCTGGTTATTATAACGTAGCTCAACTTCATGAAGATGTAGATAAAAACCAAATACAGATATTGTATTTTAATTATAAGACTTTTTCTAAAGAAGTATATAAGGTAAAAGATACAGCAACTGGTGCTAGTAAAATATTAGTTAAAGATGATACTTTTAACCCTATAGTAAACGATGCGTTAGAGCAAAGATTTGGTAAGTTAGAAAGAGAAATTGAAGTTTTATATGAAGGAGCTTTAGTTTTAGGAACTAATAAAATATTAAAGTGGGAGTTAGCTAAAAACATGATGAGACCTAAGAGTGATTACACTAAGGTTAAAATGAATTATTCTATAGTTGCTCCACGTATGTATAAGGGTAAAATAGAATCACTTGTTAGTAGAATAACTGGTTTTGCTGACATGATACAGTTAACGCATTTAAAATTACAACAAGTAATGTCTCGTATGGTACCAGATGGTATATACATGGATGCTGATGGTTTAGCTGAAATAGATTTAGGTAACGGTACAAACTATAATCCACAAGAAGCATTAAATATGTTTTTCCAAACTGGTTCTGTTATAGGTAGATCAATGACTGCTGATGGTGATATGAATCCAGGTAAAATACCTATACAAGAAATAGCTAGTGGTAACGGTGGTGGTAAACTACAAAGTTTAATAAGCACATATAATTATTATTTACAAATGATAAGAGATGTGACCGGTTTAAACGAAGCTAGAGACGCTAGTACACCTGATAAAAATGCTTTAGTAGGTATACAAAAAATTGCAGCTGCAAATAGTAACACAGCTACAAGACATATATTACAAGCTGGTTTATATTTAACTTCAGAGGTTGCTGAAGCTTTATCATTAAGAATATCAGACATTATAGAGTATTCACCTACAAGAGATGCTTTTATACAATCATTAGGTGCTCATAATGTAGCTACATTAAAAGAAATGTCAGAGTTACATTTATATGATTTTGGTATATTTTTAGATTTAGAACCAGACGAAGAAGAAAAACAAATGCTTGAAAACAATATTCAAGCAGCGTTAGCTCAACAAGGTATAGAGCTTGAAGATGCTATTGATTTGCGTATGATAAAAAATGTTAAACTTGCTAATCAAGTTTTAAAGTTAAGACGTAAAAAGAAAATAAAGAAGGATCAAGAAATGGCTCAGCAAAATATAAAAGCTCAAGCCGATGCCAACGCACAAGCTCAACAAGTTGCAGCGCAAGCTGAAATACAAAAACAACAAGCTATGACTAAAATGCAAGATGATTTGAATAAATCAAAATCAGTTTTAGAAAAGCAAAAAATATTAGACGAAGTTGCTGCTAAAAAAGAGCTTATGACATATGAGTTTGAATTAAACATGAAGATGAAACAAATGGAAACTGATATTGTTCAAGCTAAAGATTCTTTAAAAGAAGATAGAAAAGATAATAGAGTTAGACTTCAGGGTGAAGAACAAAGACTAACTAAAGAAAAAAATACTGCTAAAAACCTTAAAGGTTTTGAATCAGCAGGTAATGATACACTAGGTAGCGGATTTAATTTAGAAGCATTCGAACCTAGGTAATTTGTTTAATTTTATAATATTATATTATGGCTAAAAAAGATGAACAGGTAGTTGAAGAAGTTCAACCGACCGAAGAAGTAAAAACAGAACCTACTAATATAGAGGAAGATGTTTTAAAAGAAGGTGGAGACATGAAAATGAAGTCTAAACCTAAAATGAAAAAATATAATCAACCAAAAGACAATACTATAAAGGTTGATTTAAGTAAAAAAGAAACTGAAGGTGAAACTAAAGAAGAAGAAACACCTAAAGTTGATTTAACAAAAGAAGAACCTAAAGAAGAGGTTGTTGAAGAAATAAAAGAAGAACAACCAAAAGAAGAGGTTAAAGAAGAAACTCCTGTATTAGAAGAAATACAAGAAGAGGAGGAAAAAGTAGTTGAAGAAAAAGCAGAAGAACTTCAAGAAGAAGTTGAAGAAGCTATAGTTGAAGCTCAAGAAACAGGTGAGCCACTACCAGAAAACATACAAAAAGTTGTAGAGTTTATAAATGAAACTGGTGGAACTTTAGAGGATTACGTAAAGATAAATCAAGACTTTAGTAAATACGATGATAATCAACTACTAAGAGAATATTATAAACAAACTAAATCACATCTTACTGATGATGAAATTAGTTTTTTAATGGAGGATCAATTTTCATATGACGAAGAAGCAGATGAAGAAAGAGACATCCGAAGAAAAAAATTGGCATTGAAAGAGCAAGTTGCTAATGCTAAGAACCACTTGGACGGTTTAAAGTCCAAATACTATGCGGAAATTAAAGCCGGTGTTAAGTTAACGCCTGATCAACAAAAAGCTGTAGATTTCTTTAATAGATATAACAAAGAGCAAGGTGAGAATCAAAAAGTTGCAGATCGTCAAGCTTCTGTTTTTAAACAAAAAACTAATAATGTTTTTAACAATGAATTCAAAGGTTTTGAATACAAGGTTGGAGATAAAAGATATAGGTTTAATGTTAAAGATGCTGACAAGGTAAAAAGTGAGCAAAGTGATATTACAAATTTTGTTAAAAAGTTTTTAAACGATAAAAACGAAATGAGTGATGGAGCTGGTTATCACAAATCTTTATTTACTGCAATGAATGCTGATGCTGTTGCAAACCATTTTTACCAACAAGGTAAAGCTGATGCTATAAAAGAAAGCATGGCTAAATCTAAAAACGTAAACATGGACCCCAGACAAACACATAAAACTGTTGAAGCTGGTGGTATTAAAGTAAAAGCTATAACAGGTGATGATTCCAACGCGTTCAGAGTTAGATTAAGAAAATAACAAGTTTAACAATTAAAAATTAATAATTATGCCTTTTTCAAGTGTAGGTGCGTATTTATCGCACATAACTCCAAGACCGTCAAAGCAAGTATATTTAAATAACTACTTGTCATTTGACGACAGTTCTGGTGGTGGTACTTTTGCTCAGCAATTCCTACCAGAAATTTATGAGAAGGAAGTAGAGAGATTCGGTAAAAGAACTATCTCTGGTTTCTTATCAATGGTTGGAGCAGAAATGCCTATGGCTTCTGATCAAGTAATTTGGTCTGAGCAAGGTAGATTACATATTGCATATAGCTCCGCTGCTAATAACGACGGTGCTGATGCTGTAGAAATCAAAACTGCTGCTTCTAACACAATTACGTTACCAGCTAACAACTTAATTCAAAACCACGATACAATCGTCATTGCAAATGAAGATTCAAGCAAGGTTTTAAAAGCTATTGTAGTTGCTGGTGGTGGAACAACTGAAATAACTGTTGCTCCATATACTCAATCCCATTTAAATGGTCAAAACTCAGGACCGGTTAACTTTGCTGACAATGAAGATATAAACATTTTTGTTTACGGTACTGAATATAAGAAAGGTTCAAGTGAGACAAGTAGAAAAATCGACGCTCCTTTTACTCAGTTTTCTAACAAGCCAATGATTTTAAGAGACAGATACCAAATTTCTGGTTCTGACACTGCACAAATCGGTTGGGTTGAAGTAACAACTGAAGAGGGTGCATCAGGTTATCTATGGTACTTAAAATCTGAATCTGAAGCTAGACTAAGATTTAACGATTACCTAGAAATGGCAATGGTTGAAGCTGAAGATGTTGACGCAACAGGTAATGCTGGTGCTAACTTCCAAGGCTCAGGTGCTTTTGCTGTTAAAGGTTCTGAAGGTCTATTTGCTGCTTTAGAGTCAAGAGGTTTAGTATTTACTGGAACTGACTTTGATGTATTCCAAGCTTTAAACTCTACTGCAGGACCAGGTGGTACTCCATCTGCTCAAGCTTATGTTTCACAACAAGGTTTAGGTGAGTTTGATGTAATTCTTCAAGAATTAGATAAGCAAGGTGCTATTGAAGAAAACATGATGTTCTTAGACAGATCAACTTCATTAGAAATTGATAACATGTTAGCTTCATTAAATTCAGGATTTGTTGGTGGTGTTTCTTACGGTGTATTTAACAACGCTGAAGATATGGCCTTAAATTTAGGTTTCTCTGGTTTCAGAAGAGGTTCTTATGACTTCTATAAAACTGACTGGAAATATCTAAATGACTCTGTAACAAGAGGTTTAATAGGTGATGTTGAAGGTGTTATCATACCTGCAGGTACATCAACTGTTTATGATGAGCAATTAGGTAAGAATATTCAAAGACCATTCTTACACGTTAGATATAGAGCTTCTGAAGCTGATGATAGAAAAATGAAATCATGGATCACTGGATCTGTTGGTGGAAACTTCACATCTGACGTAGATGAAATGGTAGTGAACTTCCTATCAGAAAGATGTTTATGTGTTCAAGCTGCGAATAACTTCGTATTATTGAAAAACTAAAACACTTATTAAAAGCAAAGGGGCTTCGGCCCCTAGGCTTTTATTTTTAACTTTTTAATTATATTATATCATGGAAAAATTTGAAATAAAAGACAGGGTGTATGTTGTCAAAGGAAGTAATAATCCTCCGATACTGTCTATACAATCTAAACATACAGGTAAAAATCCTTTACTTTGGTTTGACGAAGAAAAAGGATACAATAGAGAATTAAGGTATGGTACAAACCAAAAATCACCATTTGCTGACGAACAGTCGGGTTATGTAACTTTAGGTCACATATTTTTTAAAAATGGTAGATTAAACGTACCAAAAACAAAACCAGCTTTGCAAAAGCTGCTATCACTTTATCACCCAAAAAGAGATATTCTTTATACTGAATATCAACCAGAAATTATAGCGGAAGATCAAGTTGATAGAATAGAGTTAGAATTTGAAGCTTTAGCTTTAGCTAAACAACTTAATGTAGATGAAATGGAAGCTATATTAAGGGTTGAGTTAGGTAATAGAGTTTCTAAAATGTCTTCTAAAGAAATAAAAAGAGATGCTTTATTATTTGCAAAAGGAGATCCTGTTAACTTTATAAAACTAGGTACTGACGAAAACGTTCAGCTTAGAAATATAGGTGTGAAAGCTGTAGAAGCTGGAATAATTAAGTTAACAAATGATAGGAGAGCTTTTAATTGGAAAAATGGTAGAAAATTATTTACTGTTCCATTTGATGAGCATCCATACTCTGCTTTAGCCTCTTGGTTTAAAACAGACGATGGCTTAGAGATTTTACAAGCCATTGAGAAAAAACTAAAATAAAAATCATTTATAGAGGTGGTCATCTCTATAGGTGACCACTACTATAAAAAAAAAGAAATATGGTTAATATAGATACAGTATACCAAAGAGTTTTAGCGATAGCAAATAAAGAACAAAGAGGATATATAACACCTCAAGAATTTAATCTATTCGCAAACCAAGCTCAAATGGATATTTTTGAACAATACTTTTACGATTTAAACTCTATAAATAAATTTCCAGGTAACGATACTACATATGCTGACCAGGTAGATATATTAAATGAAAAAATAGATGTATTTGAAAGATATTATAGTACTGTTGATATGTCTAGTACATCTGGTCAAGAAGGTAGAGGTACTTTACCTTTATACTACCGTATGGGTGAACTATACTACAAATGTAAAGGTGGTTATGTAGAAATAGAAAAAATAAATCAAAACGAAATACACCATATACAAAACTCTCCATTAACAGCTCCAACACTAAAAAGACCTGTTTACGTTAGAACAAGTGGTGCGGTGCCAGACGACTCAAGTGGCACAGGGCAAAACCCAACATTTGCTTTCGACGGAGCTCTTTCAAGATCAATACAGATATACCCAATAACAATAACTAGTAATGTAGTATGTAATTACATTGCAAGACCTACAACTGTAAACTGGGCTTACACTATAAATGCTGACAATGGTAGAACTTTATACAACGCTAACGCAGCAACACATTTTGATCTTCATATATCTGAAGAAACTGAGTTAGTTATAAAAATATTAGAATTAGCTGGTATACAAATAAAAGATCCTCAACTATATCAACAAGCAGCTACTGAGGAAGGACAAAACATACAACAAGAATCATAAAATAAAAGACTATGCCATTATTTGAAGGAACACAACAACAATACTACGGATCTCAAAGTTTTACGGCCTCTAATGGTCAAAATGATTTTGTATTAACATTTCCAAACGACGAAACGTTAATGTATAGTCTAAGTACTATGCCATTAACAAATAGTGATTTTACTGTTACATTAAATGGCAATGCTTTATCAACTGGAGATTTTAGTTATACTGCTAGTAGTTTTACTGTTACTTTAGCTTCTTCAGCTTCAGCTGGTGATATTGTAGTTGTAACATTAATTAATCCAGATTTAGGTAATTATCAAAATATAACTTTACAAGCAATAATAAATAACTTTATGGTTAGTTATGTAGGTGCTGATAAGATAATACCTAGAGTTAGAAGAGCTGATGTAGCTTTTCATGCTCAAAGAGCAATACAAGAATTAAGTTATGATACTTTTAAATCTAAAAAATCACAGGAAATAGAAGTTCCACCATCTTTAAAAATGGCTTTACCACATGATTATGTAAATTATGTTAAAGTTTGTTACATAGATGAAGCTGGAACAGAAAGATTATTATATCCTGCTAGAAAAACTAGTAACCCAACAGCTGTTGTTCAAGCTGGTGATTTTAGTTATAGCTTTGATAATAACGGTAATTTGTTAACAGCTTCTGATTCTGATACATGGGCTAGGTATCAAGCTAGAAATGAAGCTGATAATTCCGATAGTAATGACAACTATAAAAAAACAGAAGAAGATTTTGATGTTTTACAAGGTAGAAGATACGGTATAGAACCTGAAAACGCTCAATTTAACGGTATATTTTATATAGATGAAAATAAAGGTTATATACATTTTAGTTCTACTATGAGCGGTAAAACAGTTTCACTTAAATACATAAGTGATGGTTTAGCTACAGATGACGAAATGGTAGTTCATAAATTTGCAGAAGAAGCTATGTATAAATATATTGCTTACGCTATAGCAAGCACACACACTACAGTTAATCCTTCTTTTATACCAATGCTTAAAAAAGAAAGATTTGCCGCAATAAGAAAAGCTAAACTTAGACTATCTAATATAAAGATAGAAGAGATTACGCAAGTAATGAGAGGTAAGTCTAAACAGATTAAACACTAACACATGCCAGAATTGAAACACACTTTTACAAAAGGTAAAATGAATAAAGACCTTGATGAAAGACTAGTGCCTAACGGTGAATATAGAGACGCTATGAACATAGAAGTAGCTGGTTCAGAAGGTGACGACGTTGGTGCAGCCCAAAATATACTCGGAAATAAAGTAAGAGGATCACATGGTATATCTAATGCTAACTGTGTTGGTGCTATTGCAAATACTGCTACAGAAAAAATATATTATTTTATTACATCATCAACTACAGATGCTATAATAGAATATGATCAAACAAACGACACAACACTTCCAGTCGTAATAGACAAG